ACTGTTCGTAGGTCGTGTCTGCCATAATTCTGTTTTACGCCTTGCGGGTACGATTCTTGCAGACGCTATTCAGCCCGGCGGCGAGCCGAAAAGGCCGGTAAAGCTCGCCTCTGGCAGCACTCGCCGCTCCAGAATCGCCGGGTAGCTCCCCGTCTGTGCACCGCTGCCGTTGAGTCCGACGGGGTTGGCACTGGGAATCCATTCGCCGTTCTCAAAATCGAACACCATCGCACGACGCTTCTGGTTGCCCGAGAGGAAGTTGAACCCCACGTCAGGCAGCTGGAGGTTCCAGCCTGTCGGGCGGAACAGCACCTGCGACTCCGCCTTCCAGTACGGGACGATGGCGTTACCCCACAGTTCTTCAATACGCTCGATCGTGCTTCCTTCGTGCTTGCACTGATACGGATTCGTGCCAACAAACGAGTCCGAATTCACGTAGCCGAACGATCCGATGATTGCATCGGGGCGAGAGGCAAAATTCCGCGTGATCGTCGCTCGCGTCAGAGACTCCTCGACGGTCAGCCCTTCAAAATAATCGTTTGCACTGTTCGTGAGCGGTCGCCTGTCCGTCCCGTCGTAGTAGGAAAGCGCCGGAATCTGCTCGCCCGACACGACCTCAAATTTCCACTCTGGGATTCTGTCAAGCGGCCCGAGTGCCTGATTCGTCGTCAGCACCGCGTACTCAAGGATGACCTCGACGTGGTACGGATTCTCCCCGAACGTCTCGTTCATCACGATTTTGCGGAGCTTCAGAAATGAAAACTCCGGGTGGGCCGCGCCCCACAGTCCGCCGCCAACGGCATTCACAACATCGAGGTTCGCGGTCGGAGTGACCGAGGCGTTGTCATCGAGGATCACGACGAACCGTCGCTTTGCCACGGTCGACTCGCCAATTGCGCCTTCGATCGTGCGGCCCAGCTCGCGGTAGGATGCGACTGCCATCAGAAAATCTCCGCTGGCGTGTTCATGTAGTTAGCCGTCGCGTTGGTGATCGCGGTGCGGATGCCCTGCAGCTGCTTCGTCTGCAGCCTCGCCTCGATCAGCTGCGGGTCTTGAGCCTGAGCGCCGAGCCCGAGGACGAGCTTCGCCCCCTCGGCGGTGCGAATGTCGGCAGTCGCCACCGGCCCCTGCACGGGACGGGCAAGCTCCGCTCGGCGGGCAAGCTCTGCACCGGCTCTCGCAGTCGCCGCGATAGCGTCGTTCGCTGACGCCAGCATCCGCTGCTGTGTCTGTGCGGCCCTCTGCTGCTGGGCAATCGCCGCACCGAACTGCTGATTGCCGCCGGCGGCCTGCTGCTGAAAGTTGATGCGGCCGTCGGCGATATTTCTTTCAATTCTCTCTGCCTGCCGAAGCTGTCGCAGCCTGGCCGTGCCATCCTTTGCGGCCTTGAGGTTCCCTGCGTCGCGAGCCTCCTGCACTGCCTGCTCTTCCGCGTTGATCCTGTCCTGCAACGCCTGGATGTTGAGTGCAGCCTGCCGCTTTCGCTCCTCCACCTGCGCCGCGAAATCAAGCTCCGCACGCTGCCGCTCGTCGAGCTGGCCACGCAGGAACTCTTCGACACGCTGGGCACCAGCTGCACGCTGTTCAAAAATCTCTTGCTGGCGGGCAACTTCTTTGTCGTATGCCTCTTTGCCGAGGAAGCCGTCTCGGGCCTTTGCTTGGGCAGCCTCAATTCCTGCCCTGAGATCGCTGGCGGCAATCTGCCCTGCAACGCCAAAACTCTTAGTTTTGTCGATGATGTCTTCAATGCTCTTGGACGTTGCCTCAAATGCTTTGCCAAAGCCGTCGCCGAAGCCTTGGTCGGCAGCCTGCTTGAGGTCGGCGAGCTTGGTGGACTCTTGGTCGAGCTGGGCGAGCCGCGATGCGGCAGCGTCTGCGGCTATTGCGTTTCCGGCCTCGCGTTGCTTGCGAATTTCTTCTTCAAGCCGCAACTGCTCTCGCTGCACTGCAGCCTGATTCTTCTCTAGCTCTGTGGTCGTGTTGTTTTGCGCAAGCAGTGCGTTGACGCGGTCTTGGTCAGCCTTGACGATTGACTGCTGCAACTCCTCGATCTTCTTGAAGCCTTCGATCTGCTTGTCGTATTCCGCAGTCGCCTTTGCTGTTTCATCCGCAAGCGTTGTGGCGTTGATGCGACCGTCTTCAAACTGCTGCCCAAGGTCGCGCAGCTTCTGCTGAAACTGAGCGGCAGCATCAAATCCCGCTTGGCCGAACTTCGTCGACTCGTCTGCCACCCTGTTGATCTTCTGCTGCAGTTCGTCGAGCGTCTTCTGTGTCTCCTCAGAGATCTGAATGTCAAGCCTTGCGTCTTCTTCGATTCGATTCAGCTCGGCCTTGAACGCCTCGCCAGCCTTCTCGGCCTCGCGGCGGAATGTCTCTTCATTGAAGAGGCCGGCGTCGAGCTTGGACTTTAGGTCGTCAAGTGCCAACTGATACTTCAATGCTGCATCAAAGCCAGCCTGACCAAACTTCGCTGATTCGTTGATGGCGTTGCTCACGCCATCTGAGAAGCGTTGAATGAGCGCAATTCTAGTTTCTGCTTCCTTTTGTTCTTCAGCGGAAAGCTGTGAGACGGATGCGCTCAGAGCTTCAACAGACGACGCAGCATTCGCAACCTGAGCAGAAACCTTGCTGACCACATTCCCTTGAGCAGACGCAAAGGCGGCCCCAATTACCGGAATGCGTGACAAAAATTCCTGCAACCTAGTGATCTGCGATTGAAACAAGTCAATCTGAGAAGAAATAAAATCAAACCCAGCACCAACGCCTTGCCGCACGGTATCGGCAAAATTGTTGAATCCGACGATGATTGGCGAGAGGCCGATTTTCAAAAGCGTGCCCGCGAACCGCAGCACGGCTCCGGTCGCAGACAAGAAGACGCTGCCGAGCTCAAGGACTGATTGAACACCGGCTCCGATCAACGTGAAGAACGGCCTAATGACTGCCGCAATCGGGTCTGCGATTGCATTTATCCCTGACACAAGATCGGCAAATCCGCCGACAAGACCTGCAACGCCATCGGTGACTCCAGCTAGCGCGCCGCTGAAAACCTTAGCTATCGTTGCTCCCAATGCACTCAGCGCTGACTGAACATTCTCTGATGACTTGGAAGCACGCTCGTTGGCAAGCGCAAGGTCGTCAAGCTGGCGCACGTCAATCGCAGAGAGAGTCAGCCCGAATCTGGCGATCTCTTCACGAGTTTTGCCAGTGTCCAGAAGCATCTGCACTTGCAGGTCTTGAAACGTGACTCCTAGTCGTGACGCTTCTTCGTTTGTGGCAGCAACTGATTGAGACAACTGGTTCAAGGTGTCTCGGGATGCAATAAATGCCTTTACGACCGTATACGTTGTTGCGGCAAGTTGGCCGAAGCCGGGGATTGAAAACGCCAGCAGCCTGGTCAGCCCGGCAGAGAATGCTGCTCCTGCGGCCGATGTGGCAGCAAGCGGAACGCCGACGCGAGCGAGTGCCGCCGGGAGTGCTGTCCCAAGCGTTGCAACTAGCGGAGCGATAGCCTTATCGAGCCCCAGCAGGCCGCCGATCTTGAAACCTGCAAATACAAGGCTCGCCTTCGTTGTGGCATCTGCTATCCCGCTGATGTCGATTCCAAATTGCTTTGCAGCAACTTCAGCAACCTTGATGACTGTCAGGAACTTTCCGAGATTCAATACGACGCCGAGCAAACCACTGGGAACACTGTAGGTTTCGGTGATAAGCCGAAAAGCCTTGAATGCAATCGTGGCCTTGGCTATGTCAGCGCCAAACTGGATGACTGCGGAGCCAGCCTCAGAAACGCTTCGCACAGCGTTTCCGATTCCTTCAGCAATTCCAGAAACTGAATTGAATGAGTCACCAACGCTGCCGAAAATGCTAGCAACGCTGGACGCTCGCGATTCAACAACATTCAAAGACTCGTCTAGGCCATCAAGCGACTGCTGCAGATCGCCGTTGTTTTTTTCAGCGTTAGCGACCGCAGCCGCCCTTGCTCGGTTCGCTGTCTCTGCCGAGATGGCATTCTGATTCAAGAGCGCGTCTATTCGCTCAAGCTCAATGGCGAGCTTTTCCTGGGCCGTGCGGAATTGCTCTGTGACACGAAGTCCTTCATCAAACGCTGCGGCAGAGTCTTTTGCTTCTTGTGTCAACTGGCTAAATGCAGCTGCGTACTCCTGAGGCGCGATGACATTTTCGCGAAGCTGGTCTGCGAGCGTTTCAAACTTCGCCGCGAACTCCTCTTGAGCCTTGCCTGCAGCCGCCGTCTTGTCGGCGAACGGCTGGAACACAGCCGTGGCCTTCTCGGCCTGCTTGCCGAGGTTGTCGAGCGCACGATCGACAGGCGTAAGTGACTTCGCCAGCCCGCTGGCGTCACCGCTAACCTTGAGCGCGAGTCCGAGAATGTTCGCCATCAGCCAGTTCCTAGCGCCGACTGCAGCATTCGTATCTGTGCGAGCATCTGATCCTCGTGCTGCGGCGGATGCTCAATTGGGTTGAAGTCCTCGGCACTCGGTGCCTTGCCTTTTGCGGAGTACGGTGCCAGCATCGCACTCACCTCGAGCCCTGTCTGTCTCCACGGATCTGGCAGCGCCTGGAAGTACCGCGTGTAAGCCATCCACTCGGACAACTCGCGAGAATCCATTCGCTCGCACAGTTCGCCGACCGTCATCTTCAAGTGCCCCGCCAAAGCGAAGATGAACCTCCGCGTCGGCGAGACACTCAGGTTTTCCCCAGCTGCTCGACGTCCGCCTCCGTCATGTTGTTGTGTTGGAGCGCCTCGTCGAAGAGCCTGCCCATGACGGCTCCACTCTTATTCGCCAGCGCCGAGACCTGATCGCGGGTGAAGAGCAGCTCGCCCTTCTCGTTGCAAAGCACCCTGCACAGGTACTCGGTGCGGAAGTTCTCCACGCCGGTCTCGCGCTTGCCCATCCAGAGCCGCTCGTAGGAGTCACGCTCGCCGACGCTCATCACGCGGATATAAACGTCATCGCCCCAATCCCTGACGTGAATCTTCTTCAACCCCAGGTCGTCGCTCGCCAGAATCTGCTCTGCCGTCAGTGCCATGCTCGTCTCCTAGATGGGTGCTAATCGCAGCGTCACCGTGTGTCGTTGCACATCATTGAGCTTCTTCTCGACGGCCAGTCGCTCGAAGATAGCCTTGTGAGTGAACACGACGCCCGGCCCCGAGACTTGAAACGTGGCACGCTTGCCGTAATTGGCAACGCTACAGTTCGCGGTCCCGAGGCACGCTATCTCTATAGTGCCAAGGTCAAGCGAGAACGCGCTGCCAGCTGGCGCTGCACGCGAGATCGGCAGATTGCCGCCGAGCGTCACTTTGAAGTCAGTGACCTCGGTGAACGCAACGCTGTTCCACGTCACGGTAACGCCGGCAGCATAGTCAGCCATGACGGGATGCCTCCGTCACGACGATCAGCGTGCGACCTTGAAGACCGCCTGGCCCTTGATGACGTCGTTCGTCGCGAATGTCACCGACGAGCTGACGACCGTGGCGTCCTTCGACAGGAACGTCACGCCGGCGTGCGAGATCGACATGGCGGCACTGGAGGCATCCGCGACGATAGCCTTGCCGAGATAGTCGATCGTGACCTGCCGCCCAGTGTCGGTGGCGTTGCCGGTCAGCGGGCGGTCAATCGTCTTGACGGCGTTGCCGGCGGTGAGCCCGAGGTGCGACACGTCAATCGTGTTGTCGGTCGCCGGATCGGCCAGATTGTACACGATGTTC